AATTTCTATTAAGTTTACTGTACCTGTGTAATTTATATCGCTGAAAGTAATTTGTTCGTAAAAACTTTGTTCTACTTCAGTTCTTGCTGCAAGATGCACAACAATTTCAGGATCAAACTGTCTAATTTGAAATCCAACTTTATCATGTTGTCTTAGATCTTCTGTTAAAAAACATAGTTCATGCTTGTGTTTTAATTTTTGTACTAAGTGTTGTCCAATGAAACCATCAGCGCCTGTGATAAAAATTCTCATAAAGTCTCCTTTGCATTATTTATAATTAATGTGGAGTAGGTAAAATCATTAATGATAAATAGTGTTACTTAGGAGATTTATATGCCAAAACTGTCGCTTTGGAATCCTGTAAAAACTAATGATTTTAATTTTATAGATAGAATTGTTGGGGAGCACCTTTACGCTGGTGGAACAGGAGTACATGTTCACAAGTATATAGGTGTGAATGCAGATAATGATAGCAGTGATGCTACAAGACCTGGCACCAATGGCGAAACATCAGAAGTTTTTATACAAGACTTGTTATTTTTGGAAAACAGAGATCGCAAGTATGATAAAAACATTTATGAATTACGTGGGCAGTATAATTTAGGCGACAATGATGCATTCGATTTGACACAGTTTGGTATGTTTTTAGCAAACGATACGCTAATGATGAACTTCCATATTGAAAGCATGGTTGAAGCAATAGGGCGTAAACTTATGCCTGGTGATGTATTAGAGCTACCTCACTTGCGTGATGATTTATTATTAGGCAGTGATGAAGCAATAAACAGATTTTATGTGGTCACAGACGGCAGTAGACCAGCAGAAGGATACGATCCACGTTGGTGGCCTCATTTGTGGCGTGTTAAGTTAGGTCCAATTACAGATTCGCAAGAGTACAGAGATATACTGGGCACTGGCGAGGAAGAAGGCGATTTACGCAATCTCATCAGTACTTATGCTGACGAAATAGCAATAAATGATGCTATTCTTCAACAAGCAGAATCTGATGTTGCTAATGATCCGCAATATAGAAATCAAGCACATTTATATTATGATCCTGAGGTACCTGACAAACCAGTTGTAGATTTTGCTGCAGGAGATGGTACTCCTCCCAACGGTGTATCATTAGTAGGCAGTGGCGAAACATTTCCAGTGAGTAGTGTTAGTGACGGAGATTATTTTCTTAGAACAGATTTTAGTCCTAATAGATTATTTCAGAAATCAGGCACCAGGTGGAAATTAGTTGAAACGGATCAACGAAATACTTGGGCGGCAGCAAATAGAATTCTTACAGGGTTCATCAATAACGATGCACTTGTTACAAACACAGATGGCGAAGTAACTGGAGAAAAAGTTAATCTCAGTAAAGTTGTTAAGCCAAAAACAGATAATTGAGGATAAGAAATGGATAGAAAAGCAGTTTATGATCAATTAAAAATTGACGAAGGTGTAAAATACGAGATATATTTAGATCATCTGGGGTTACCTACTTTTGGAGTAGGTCATTTAGTATTAGACAGTGATCCAGAAAATGATCAACCCGTTGGCACAGAAGTCAACGAAGATCGTGTACAAACTTGTTTTGAATTAGATTTAGATATAGCAATAGACGAGTGCCGATTATTATACGAAGATGATTGGGAGACTTTTCCAGGAGAAGTGCAAGAAGTACTTGTTAACATGATGTTTAACATGGGGAGGCCTCGATTAAGTGGCTTTGTAAAATTTAATGCTGCGCTCAGAGGTGGCGATTGGGTAGAAGCAGCAAAAGAAGGTAGAGATAGCCGTTGGTATAATCAAGTTACTAATAGAGCTGAGAGATTAATGGTTAGATTAGAACATCTAGCAAGTTTGGACAGATGATAGTTAAAGAACCACGGCACCCGCAGAAAGGCGAATACAGTTTAAACTGTTTTGGCGAAGTTGTGGTTTATCAACACGGCAAATGGAATAAAATATAATGGCTGGAAAGAATTTAGACTATTGGTATGACCAACAAATAAAACGATACCTGTCGCAGGTAATTCGTGTCTTTTCTCATTTCAAAGTTTCAGAAAATACTGCTAGTGGGACAAATTACAACAGAGTTCCTTGTAGATATGGCGATGCTAGTAGAATGGTATCCAGTATATTGAGGAATAATTCCGAGAACGTGTTAAACAGTGCGCCTTTTCTCAGCGTAACCATACAAAGTTTACAGGTAGCCAGAGATCGCGCACAAGAACCCTACTTAGTTGATACAAAACAAGTAGCAGAAAGAGAATGGGACAGCAATGCAAGAGCATACACGTCGGAGCAGGGTAATCTATACACTGTTCAACGATACATGCCTGTGCCGTATAACATGACCATACAAGTAGACGTTTGGACTACGAACACTGATACAAAATTACAAATATTAGAACAACTATTTGTGTTGTTCAACCCAAGTATTCAGCTACAACAAAACGACAACCCATTAGACTGGTCTAATGTATTTGAATTGGAACTAACAGATATTGTGTGGACTAACAGAAGTATTCCCGCAGGAGTCGACGAACAAATAGATATTGCTACTCTAACTTTTGCTGTTCCTATTTGGATTAGCCCTCCTGCTAAAGTAAAACGACAAAGTATTATTCAAAGAATAGTAGCAGACATACATGCAGTAGATGACATACAAGATTTAGGATTCAGTAGTGATTATCATGATTTCTTTTCTACTGTATCTGAAGATGCAGAAGTTGTTGTTACTCCAGGAGATTTTTATTTGCAAATTGATGGCGCAAATGCAGTACTAGTGGATAATGCGGGTAGCGGTAAGAAATGGAGTGATTTAATAGAAATGCAAGGAGAGTTATCCTCAACTAGTAAACTAAAATTAAACATTACCAATGATTCTGACAACGATTTAGATGCTGTTATTGGCTCTGTTACAGTAAATCCATTAGACGACACAAAATTAATTTTTAATGTGGATGCAGATACTTTGCCATCAAATACACTGTCTGCTGTTACTAAAATTATAGATCCGCGGGCATCTTATCCTGGAGATGGCACTTTAGCTGCCGCTGCATCTGGACAGCGATATTTAATCACAGAAGAACTGGATAAAACTGGATATCCAAACTGGGCAGTGGATGCAGACGAAAATGATATTATAGAATATGATGGCACTTCGTGGAATGTAGTGTTAGATGCTAGTGCTACTTCAACAGTTGAATATGTCACAAATTCATATACCAGCAAGCAATACAAGTGGTACAATAACTCGTGGATAAGCAGTTACGAAGGGGTTTACAATCCCGGATTTTGGCGACTGTTGTTGTGATAGAAGATGTATCCAATGTGCCTATTCCTATAACACATATTTACAAACAAGATTTTTCGTTATTTGGCTATAGCAAGTTATAAGTAATAGTATGACTATTACCGCAGCAGGAGTTGTTTTTCTTTCAACAGACACCGGACGATGTATGTTGCAGTTACGCAAAGCAGAAAAACGTTTCAAAAACACTTGGGGTTTCTGGGGAGGCACAGTTGAAAAACACGAAACTGTGTACGAGTCTATAAAAAGAGAATTACAAGAAGAAATTGGATTTGTTCCTGAATTAGAAAAACTTAACCCTATTGATGTTTTCCAAAGTGCAGATAAAAAGTTCTACTATTATAGTTTTGTGTACGTTGTTGATAAAGAGTTCAGTCCTATACTTAACAACGAGAGTGCAGGATATGCATGGGTAGACATAGACTGGTGGCCTCATCCGTTACATGCAGGTGTAAAAACAACATTGATAAAAAATAAAGGCTCAGAAAAACTGCATACTATTCTAAAAATAAATTCCGATAAATAATATATATGAAAGGAGAAGTAGTAGACTTCGAAATCCTTCGTATACAAAGCGAGTTGGACAAATACCAACGTACAAAATCACTCCCACACATAATATTAGACGGTGCATACAGTTTATCAGATATTATAAAACTGTATGATAAGTTATCTCCTAAACATCAGCGTATAGTAGATAGACTTAAAAAAGATTACACACAAACCGTAAAAACAAGTATACAAGATCTTCAACAAGCATTAAAGAAGGAGTATTCGTATACTATGAAAAATTTAGCAACAGAACATAGTAGTTTTGTGTTTTACGGTATATCTCAAAGACACAGAGCTGGACTTAATCCAGTAAGAGCAATGTATTACGAAGCAAGAGAAGTTGCAAGAAGATATAATCCAATAAACGACTATCATCAATACTTGGTAGGAATTCTTTGCGACAAAACTTTTGTTTCTATAATTTTAGATGCACTGCTAAAAGACATACAGCGTCTTGAGAAAATTGTCAAACGATACTACATACCTATTGTTACGTATACTGACAGCATACCTCTAGAATTGTTTCACGCTAAACAAACAATAAGCGACTTTAGACATTACTACGATTTTTTTGAGAGTATAAATTTTTGCGATATTGATGACTGATATAGGGTGCTTGGCACCCTATATACTATTCAGAATCGTTAAGCGGATTGTCGAGGATTCGCTCAATTTTTTCTTCAAGCTCGTCTCTTGTTTCTCTTAATTGTTCGTCTATTTCACGCATACGATCATTCAAAGTAGATTCCATAGCGTAAACATCATTACGCAAATCTCTTTGTGTGTCGCTGGTATTTTCATCAATGTTACGCACAAAGGTGTCTATTTCGTCTACATCTTCTCGTAACATTTCGATATCTTCTCTTGCAGAATCCAAAAGTATTGTTACAGTATTAAGTTGCTGTACCAAGTCTTCTTGTAAAGACTTTACTGTTTCTGCTTGTACAGCAAGCGACTGCTCGATAGCTGCTGTATCAGGTAAGTTAGCTAGGGCGTCTTCAGCATTTAATAAACGCTGATACAATTCAAATCCGCCCCACAGGCCGCCTATAATAGTACCTAACAAAGGAACTAGCACAAGCATTTTGCCGCCTGTTATTTTCATTTCTCCTAATTCTACTTCTGCCATAACATCTCCTCAATATTCTATACTATAATATAGCTACCAACATACTTATAATCAAGCCCGAAATAAGTACTGATGCTACACCTATTGTACTAACATCAATCCAAAATTTTCTGTTTTCTGCTTTACGTCTTGATTCGGCTGCTCTTGCTTGTTTTATTCTTCGTCTTTCTATCATCATATCCTCATAGAAGGCACCTTGCCCACTCCATATGAGGTATTCTCGTAATTCTTTTTCAAGTTGTTCTATCTTGTGTTTAGCAGCAGTTGCCTCTAACGCTTGAGCCTCTACACTGCTACCACTAAATATCTTGTTCACTACTGGTTGATTTTGTGCAACCTGTCTTGCTTCGTTTAGTTGATCTTTTGCATCAAAAAACTTACCAAAATAACTAGCACAATCCTCTACCTCTCTTCCGGCGTCTACTGCTCGCTTGATTCCGTTGAAAGCAGCATTAGCCATACTTAAAGCGACTGCTAATTCTACCATTATTGTTTCTCCCTATGTATCTTCAAATCAGTATTGCTCTGCTATCATTTGCTCATGTTTACCGCTGGTTCCTATTAGTTGTAACATTATGTTTCTGTCGTTTTGTACACTACTAACAGGTAACCCTCTATCATTATAAAAAGCAGTATCTTGTAACTGCCCACCGTAGTTGTCAAAGCCGTTCACACGGCCCATTAAGAATATTGTAAGACTTTGGTCAGTGAAACCACCAGAGTCTTGCATCTCGTCTGCGAACTCATCTAAGTTACTTGCCAGCTGTTCTTCAGACATATTGTTTGCCTGTGATGAGGCTCTGTCTGTTGTTTGTTGTTCTTGTGCGCTGGGAGGAGCAACATCAAACTGTGAAAAGTTTGGAGCTACGTTATTCAGCACAGCAGTTATACTTTGCCCCGTGCTGAATGATTGATTCTGTTGTTCTTGGAACCCTTGTTCGCTTGAGGCCACAGTGTTGTCATTCATTACCTCTACTGTTTCAGATTCTTCTTCTGTTTGATCTACTATTACTGTAACGGTTGGGTCTACTATCAGGCTTATTGTTGATTCTTCAAAGAAAGTTGTTTCCGCTTCAAATGTGCGTAAATTTTCTTCATTGTTTGTATCTTCTCTAGGAGTAGAATCAGTAGCAAGTTTACTCATATTCTCTTTTGTTTCTGCTATACCTGCTTCTACCTGGGCCATAGCAATTGCTATAGGATTGATACTCGGTCCCTCTACTTCTTCTAATATAACCTCTTCCTCAAATACTTCTTCTACAATAATATCTTCGCTATTTGGATCGGCTCCCACTGTGATTTCTTCCGGTTCATCAAAGGGTTCGGAGTAAACTTCTTCTCCTTCTTCTGGTAGTAGGGATGCAGTTGAAACTTCTGCCAATTCCTCGATTGGTAAGGTCCCAATCTCTTCCTCACTTCCTCCGTCCATTCCATCATCTGTTCCATAGCTCTCTGGTCCATCACTCCCAAGATATCCGAACTCTCCTTCCTCTTCTCCTCCATAATACTCTTCCTCCTCATAAAATGTTTCTTCTACGTAGGTCGTTAATTCTTCTTCTTCATAATAAAAGTCAGTAATATCATCACCAAATATAAAATCTGTGTTAGACATTTCTTGTAATAGTATCGCTTGGTCATATCCTGTACATTGTACACTATATAAAGCATCTATATCACATTGTTGATTAAAATATGCTTCTTCGTATCCTGGGCAACGTGTATCATTTAATGCGTCTGTGCAATCTACTGACGGATCATATCCTCCGTCCTGCCCCCACCATACTGCATCTGTAAGATTGCCGTTAGAGTCATATGTTTCTTGGTCAGTGAATGTCAGAATGTGGTCTATATTCATACCACCTTCATAAAGTGTTTTGTGAAACACTTGATTGTAATCACCGAAAGACAAGTCACCAGTAAAACCAATAGTGGTTGTGTGATTTGCAATGGTCACATCTTGATAATGAAAATCAAAAGACCCGTCAGGCCATAACTCAACACCAAATGTGTTTAGATTGTTAGTGCCATACTCTTTTACTTTGTTCCAAAGAAATTGTGTGCCTGTAGAGGCTGTTTCATAAAAGTAACCAGACCCTTCTACATTGGTATCGTGTCGTAGGTCAGTCCACAGAGGGGCAATCATAAACGAATAATATCCACTAGTGGTAGTTGTTAAATCCCTGCCGTTACAACAATGACTCCATGATGTATTTGGATTACCAAACTGACTTACAGGGTCATACAACATAATGAATCCGTTTGAACTCATCCATGCGTCAGTGAACAGACCGCCATAATAAGGAAAGGTATGACCCAAGGATACGTGATAGGTGCCATCATCAACACCATTCATCACTTGGGTCTGTCCAAACGCTAAGTTGCTAAAAAACAATAATGTCAGTAAAAACTTTTTCATCATCTATGTCTAAATCTTAATTTAGAGGTCAGTGTCTCTGTGTCGTTATCTTCACTTCCAGGTGCATCTGCAACATTTTGTTCCCATGCAGCTTTTGCTTGTTCTCCTATCAAGCCTTCGTATGGGCAAGGAGTACCTGCCATTCTCATAGCAGTCCAAACACGTTCGTCTTGGCACATTAGCGACACAGCTGCTACACGCATACCCATGTCATATAGTGTCTTGCTCAGCTTGATTCTTTCACAGTTTTCGTCTGTTACAGACTTACCGCCTGACAATCCAAATAATTGAGTTTGTAATGCTCCACTTACACCTGTTGTACAAAGGTCTTGTGAATAACTACTACCAATGCTCGGAGCGATAGCAGAAGGTGGAGGTGATTCAATCTTCTGATTGATATCCTGAGTCTGTGTGGACTCACTTACGCTTGTGTTTCTGTTTTCGTTTACATTGTTGTTATTATTTGTAGACGTACTTGTGCTTTGATTAATATTAGTATTGGTGTTATCCGATACTGTATTATTGTTATTAGTGTTGGTATTGTTTGAAGTTGTGTCTACAGTGCTTGTGCTAACATTATTATTATTGTTAGTATTCGTAGCAGTGCTAACGTTTGTGTTACTGTTTGTATTAACATTGTTACTAGAGCTAACATTAGTGTTGTTGCTTATAGTTGTATTGTTATTATAGTTTGTGTTAGTGTTGTTGGTCCCACCAGACAAAATATTATTATTAGTATTTGTATTAGTGGAGTTTATTGTTGAATTGTTTGTATTTGTGTTAGTGTTGGTATTAGTATTACTAGCATTGATTGTAGTATTGTTAGTATTATTATTTGTGTTGGTATTGTTTGAAGTTGATGTACTACTACTTGTTGTTGCAGTAGTATTATTTGTCTCCACAAAAGTTGTTGAATCGAAATTTCCGTCAGCATCATTTGCAACCTGTCCGTAGGTTGTAACACTAACAGTCAATAGACAAAATATGACTATTGAATACAAAGTTTTAGTCATTAGAACTCCTTAAAATTAAAAATTTTTTAGAGTGTAGTGATATGTAGTGTTATTTGTGGTATGTGCCGTATATGCAATGAGCAAGCTCGTGCCCTAATGTGAGTATTTGATTATCATCTACTCGTGTCGGCCTCAGAGCATAAATTTGACAATTGTAAGAAAGTGGCTCTGATCCGTCTGCCATTTCGTTCCATTGTGCAAATCCATACTGATCCGGAACTGCATTATTTGATGTGTTTGTTAGTTCACTGTATAACTTGCGTAATTCTCCTTGTGTGTTAACAAAATTTACTGTGATTACAATTTCTTTACTTTCTCTGTCCGTAGTACCGCTTATAGCCGATGTGGAGTTATCATCGCTGCAACTTGCTAAACTAAACAAAAAAAGTATTAAAATATATTTTTTCATGCTATCTCCCTTGCAATACTATTTACCAATTTACGAAATAAAAAAAAGCACCTATATAGGTGCTTTTTTAATACTAAGTTAAGTATAGTTACTGTTACATCATATTAACTAACACTTCAATAACTGCTTCGCCGCTATCGCTAGAACCGATTGCTTTACCGATGATTCTACCTGGAGCTGCGTTATTGTCTGCTTTAGCATGACCTTTAACACTTGAACTTACTAGCAAGTCGCCTTTAGCAACTGGGCCAACTACTTTACATGGTACACGACCAGTTAATGCAACATATTGTCCTTCTGCACCGCTGTTCATCATGTAAGCTGGATCAGTTGATATAACGCCTGCTACTCTGTGGTCTGCTTCGTGATCGCATGCTGTAACTTCTGCATCACCGCCAAAACAAACAACTGTGCCTGCTTCAAGTTCTGCGTCTGTTGCATATTTTTCTGCTAAGTCAGCATATTGTGCTGCTGTTGCTGTACCTTGGAACAAGTTAGCAAATACATCGCCACTTGCATCGCGAGCTACTACTTTACTTGCTGTTGCTGTGGTTGTTGCATCTACATTCAACGTTCTTGTTGTGGTAATATCGCCGCCGCCTGTTAAATAACTTCCTGCGGTGATGCTTACTGCACTGTGATCTACGTGTTCGTTTGCATCAAACCCACTCAAATCATCATGCACAATTTCTGAATCAGTTGTTGTAATAACGCCGCCTGCTGAGAAAGAAATACCTGTTCCGCCACTAACGTGTGCTTGAATTCTTGTATTTGCTTCTGATTGATCTGGTCCTGTGTAAGTGAATGCACCCGTTGAGCTGTTATACGCAAACGACCCGTCTCCACCTGCATCTGTTGCACTT